AAGGAATGAAATATACGAGACTCAGTCTTAGCAACGAGGACAGCCAGTTCCTGGATACAAGAAGATTTCAAAAGGCTGAAATTGCATCTTTGTTTAAAGTGCCTCTTTATATGTTGGGAGATCTAAGTAAAACAACTTTTAACAACATGGAACAGATGGCAATAAACTTTGTGATGAATACTCTTTTACCTTGGGCGGTAAGATTTGAACAGGCTGTGCATTGCTATCTGTTAAAAAAAGATGAAAGAGACAGATACTACATAAAATTTAATCTAAATTCTTTGATGAGAGGCGATTTTAAAACAAGAACAGAAGGTTATAGAGTAATGGTAAATATGGGGGCTTTAACACCAAATGAGGTAAGAGCCTTGGAAGAGTTTGACCCTAAAGGTGCCGAAGCTGATGAGCTTTATATGCAGATGAATATGGCAACACTAAAAAGGATAGCAGATGGCAATAAAGATTGATGGCGAGATAGGCTGGGATGTGATAGCCGAAGATATCCAAAGACAGCTTGACGAAGCAGACGGAGATATTGAAGTTGTTATCGACTCTCCAGGCGGGAGCGTATTTGAAGGCGTAAAGATTTTTAACGCAATAAAGAGTTACAAAGGCAGAGTAACTGTGACTATAAATTCTCTTGCGGCATCCATGGCCACATATATTGCAATGGCGGGGGATTTTGTAAGAGCTTATGATAATGCGACCTTTATGATTCATAACGCATGGGGATTTGCTATGGGAGACCACAGGGTTATGAGAGATACTGCTGAAGTATTGGAGGGGCTTAGCTCTTTGATATCTAAAAAATACAGAGAAAAAACGGGCAAAAGCGAAGCAGAAATAAAAGCGATGATGGACAAAGAGACTTATCTTTTTGGTGAAGAGATTAAAGAGCATGGATTTGTAGATGAGATTATATCTACAGAAGATGAGAAAAACAAGCAAGCTCAGCTTGCGCTTGCAAGCGAAAGATTTAAAGCTTGCTTGAAAAATTTAAAGGAGAAGGAGGAAGATGAGAGCAAAGAATTGATTGCAGCGCTTTTAAAAGAGGTAAAAAACAGTGAGGAAGATAGAGAGGTTATGAGGGCAAAATTAAAAATAGCCAAAATGAAACTAAAACTACTTGAAAAGGAGATTACATGAAAGATTTACAGGCATTGCTTGACAAGAGAGCAAAGCTCTTAAAGGATATGAGAGCGCTTTTAGATAGCGCAGGTGATGAGGGGTTAAGTGCTGAAAAAGAGCAGCAATACAACAAAATGGAAGCTGATTTTGAGGCTTTGGACAAGCAGATTAAAGCTATGCAGAAAATGCAGGATTTAGAGGCGCAGTTACAAGAACCTATAAAAAATCCAGTGGTTGATGGCGCAAGTGCAGCTAAAAAAGATAGTGCAATGGCAGCATTTATGAGTTTTATAAAAGGTGAAAATCCAGATAAATGGAAAGCTGCAATGACAACCTCAAGCGATCCAGACGGTGGTTATATTGTACCTGTAGAGTATCAAAGAAGAGTTTTAGAAAAGCTGCATGAGATAAGCAGAACAAGAAGCATTGCAAATGTTATTCAGACTAAATCTGAAAGAGCTATACCTGTAGAGGGAACTGCTCCGACTTTTGCATGGATAGATGAAGGCGGAACTTATGCAGAGAGTGGCGCAACTTTTGGCAAAAACACAATCAAAGCATATAAACTTGGCGGAATTATAAAAATATCTGAAGAGTTGTTGCAAGATAGTATGATAGATCTTGAAGCATATCTTGCTGCTCAGATAGCTATAGGTATTGACAAAGCTGAAGCACCTGCATTTGCGACAGGCGATGGCAACAATAAGCCGACCGGATATGCTACAGGGCTAACTGCTGGAGTTACGCTTGCTAGCAAAACAGGTATTAGTGGAGATGAGATTATAGACATCTACTACTCTTTGAAAGCTCCTTACAGAGCAAAAGCAACTTGGAGACTTGAAGATGGTTGGATGAAAGTGATTAGAAAACTAAAAGACAACAACGGAAGCTATATCTACGCTCCAGCTCTTGTAAATGGAGAGAGAGATACAATACTTGGCAGACCAATAGTAACTGACGAGTATCTTCCAACAGTTGGAACAGCAAGCTCTAATGTTATTGTTTTTGGTGATTTTAGTTATTACACGATAGCAGACAGAGCGGGACTTGAGATATTGAGACTTAAAGAAAAATATGCGGATACTGGTTTTGTGGGATTTAGAGTTAGCAAAAGAGTTGATGCAAAAAGAATGTTAGATGAAGCATTTGCAGCAGCAGTGACTCCAGCGTAAGGAGTAGCAAATGAAGATAAAACTACTTAGCGCTTTTAGCTTCGACAAAGGAAGCTTTGGCGCAGGAGAAAAGATAGATGTAGATAGAGATACCGCTTATAGATTAATCACAAAAGAGTTAGCTGAACCTGTGAATAAAAAAGAATGGGAAACTTTTGTGAAAAAAATAGAAGAGAAAAAAGAAAAGAAAAAACAAGAAGAAGAGCTTTTGCAGGCGAAACTGCAAAGAGAAGCTTTGGAGCTTGAACTAAACGCTTTATATGAGCAAGTAGTAGAAAAAGAGGCTCTTTTGGCCGGAGTAGTTTTAACAGATGAACAAAAAAGCAAGCTTATAGAGGAGCTTAAAAACCGTGAAACTAAAGTTAATAACACCACTGACGGCACAGCCGGTAAGTCTTGATGAAGCAAAGCTTTATTTAAGAGTTTTACATAATGACGAGGACTTTCTTATAGAGAGTTTTATAAAAGCTGCTGTTGATAAGGCAGAACAGATAACCGGCAGGGCTTTGAGTGTGAGAACTTATGAGCTTTACAAAAATAAAGTTGAAAACACAGAGCTCCCGTATCCGCCCTTAAGAGCTGTAAATGCCGTGGAGGTTAAAGATGGCGATACTTACAAAGCGGTTGAATATGTTTTGGATGATAAGGCTACACCCGCCGTAATCTATATAGATGGGCAAGATTGTAGCGATATAAACTGTTTCAAGATAACTTTTGAGTGCGGATATGACAGTGTGCCTGAAGCTATAAAGCAGTGGATATTGGTACAGGTTGCTACTTTGTATGAGCATAGAAGCATGGTTGAGACCGGAACAATAATATCGAAAATGCCACGAACTTTTGTGGATCATCTTTTAGATAGTTATAGAGTGAGGCTGATATGAACCCAGGCAGACTAAGACATCTGGTCGAGATACAGACACTTACCAAAACTCAGAACGAGTTTGGCGAAGTTGTGGAAGATTGGAGTCTGTTTGCAAAGTCCTGGGCTGAGATCAAGCCATTGAAAGCGAGCGAATATTTTGCAGCTTTTAAAGAACGGCATGAGGTTACGCATAGAGTTGTTATCAGATACATAGAGGGAATAAAGCCATTCATGAGAATAATACATAAGGGCAGGATATTTGAGATAACGGCTATTAGAAACTATCTTGAAAGAAATGAGTATCTGGAACTTATATGCAAAGAGGTATTTGATGGTTGAAGTAAATGTTGAAATGGGTGATGTGCTTAAAAAGCTTAAAAGACTGCCCGACAGAGTTCAAAAAAGAGTGGTAGTCGGGGCGGTTAGGGCAAGCGCAAAGCCTATTATAAAAGAGGCCAGAAGATTAGTTCCTAAAAGAACTGGCAATCTGGCAAAATCTATAGGCGTAAACCAAAGGCGCACAAAAGGTTCGCTTTTACATTTTAGCATAAGCCCGAGACGGGGCGGTAAATACGATGGTTGGTATGGCCATTTTTTAGAATTTGGCACATCAAAAATGACAGCCAGACCATTTTTGCGCCCGGCATTTGAAAACAAAGGTGAAGAGTCAATAAAGGCTGCAAAAGCATATATGGCAAAGAGGATAGACAAGGAGCTTAAAAAGCTATGAGCGAGACAAAAGTTTACCAAAAACTAAAAACATTGGGAGTTGATGTCTATCCTTTTGTTGCACCGCAAAGCTGTAGCTATCCGGTTATAACATACTTTGTGGTATCAGAGAGAAAAAAACAGTTATTAAACGCTGCTACATATGGGGAGGTTAAGAGATTTCAGGTGGACGTTTGGTCTAATAGCTACAAAGAGGCGAAAGAATTAAAAGAGGAGATTGTATCTCTTTTGGTTGAACTTGAAGCTGAAGATATAAACATCCAGGATTTATACGAAGATGATACAAAACTTTTTAGAGAGTTAATCCAATTTTACATAAAGGAGTAAAAAATGGCAGTTAAAACTTTGGGGTTAATCGTAAGAATAAACGATACAGATATAGGAAGATTAGAATCTTTTGGAGATATAAAGTTTAGTAGAGGAACAAAAGAGTATAACGCACTAAATAAAGATGAAGTGCTAATCGCAGTTGGAAGTGTGCAAAGTGCAGATTTTCCTATAAAAGTCTTGATGAACCAACAAGATACCGGTGCGCAAAAAACTTTAAGAGATGCTATTAACAATGCAGATACAGTTACATTTGAGATAGAGCTATCAGACAAATTGACTGATACGGGCAATGGAACTAAGTTTACATGGAATAACGCTGTTGTATATGAAGAGACTTTAACAGCTGAAGATGATGGTTTTATGATAGCAACTTTTAATTTAAAAGTACCAGGATTTCCAACAGTAACTGCTGCTGCATAGGAGGATAGATGATACTTAATATTGATAACAAAATAGAGATAAAGATACAAGAGGGCGGAAAAATAAAAGAGACCTTGGAGGTCTCTTACAGATATCCTACGAAAAAAGAGGAAAAAGAGCTTGATAATGAGCTTAAAAGGATAAAAGAGCTTATAGGCGAGCTCAGAAAGATTGGAAGTAAAATAGAGTCTTTGGAAAAGCGCATAGAGTATGCTGAGAAACAGGAAAACTTTGAAAAAGCCGAGCAGTTGTTGGATAAGAAAGAAAAACTGGAAGCCAAACTTGAAAAGATACAAGAAGAAGTTGAGGCTATGGGCGGCGTAGACTGGAGCGAGGCGATAAACAAAAAAACTTTTGAGATGTTGGTTTCTGGCAAAGACAAAGAAAGATTAAAAGAGTATGCGGAGGCTATGGGCTACACAAAGATTATAGCTGAGTTAAATAAGACAAGAGCAGAACTTGAGGGGAAGCAATCTTAAACATCGTGAGGTGTTTAAGAGAAAAGAAGTGTGAAAATCTGCAAGATTTTGAATGGATCTTGTTAAAGGTTGCGAACAGGTGTGAGTTTGCCTATGGCGGAATGGGAAGAGTCGGGTTTTTATATGAGTCTGTTAAGGACAACCTTAAGTGGATGAAGTTAAGACCAAAGCTGTTTACAAGGTTTGTAATGAGGATTGGTGACTGGATGGCTTTGGATGATGAAACCTATAACAAAGAAAAAGTAAGAGTTATGAGGATGGATGCAGCCGAGATGGCAGCAACTCTAAAAGCAGCATTCGGAGATGGGAAATGAGCACAACCATAGGGACTATTGTATTAGATATCAAAGCCGATACCGCAAAGCTTGTAAATGGGATGGCAAAAGCAGAAAGATCTATCTCTAAAAGTGTTGACAGAATGAAAAAAACCGTCTTAACTCTTGTCTCCGCTTATACTGCTTTGCAAGCTGCTATGGGAATGAAAGATTTTATTACAGATGCGACTGCCGTTGCTGCAAAATTTGAACAAATTGGTGCAATATTAAAAGTTGTAACAGGATCTGCCACTGAAGCTAGAAATGCGATGCAATGGATAACAGACTTCACTAAAAACACTCCTTACCAACTTGAGCAGGTAACTGAAGCTTTTGTGAAACTTAAAGCCTATGGGCTTGACGCTCAAAAGGATTTAAGAGTTTTAGGCGACACTGCAAGTGCAATGGGCAAGCCTCTAATGCAGGCAGTCGAGGCTATAGCGGATGCCGTTAATGGTGAATTTGAAAGACTTAAAGAGTTTGGGATTAAAGCAAGACAGCAGGGAAACCAAGTAGCTTTTCAATGGGCGGATGCAACAGGTAAAACAAAACATATTGTAATAGAGAATAATAACGCAATTATAGAATCTACATTAAAAGCTATATGGAACAGCAAATATGCAGGAGCGATGCAGGAGCAGTCCAAAACTTGGGCAGGAATGTTATCTAATCTAAGAGATAATTATACAATCTTCCAAAAAAGTATTATGGATGGAGGATTGTATGATTATCTTAAAGCTGTTTTATCTACTATATTAAAAAGATCTAAAGAGGTCTTTTCTACAAGTGCGGAGCATGTAAAAACATGGGTCAATATCGGTATAAAAGCGATTAATAAACTTATTGAAAGTGTCGGGTTTTTATATGATGCATTTACAGGAATAAGAGTTGTTTTAAAGACTATCGAACTTGGGTTTGATTATCTCGTTAAAGGGATAGTAAAAGCTTTCAACACTGCCACAGAGTATATAAATAAACTAATAGATTTATATAACTCTATGCCAGAGCGACTTAGAGGAGAAAAAATATCTAAATATGCACTAAGAGACGAAAGCATTGTGGATAAATGGATTGAGGAGGATAAGAGAGCTTTAGAGTCTCTTGTAAATAGTATCACAAAAGGGAGAGAATATTCAAAACAATTCGTCGAAGATGTTAACAAAGAATTTGAAAAAATAAAAAATACTATTGATGACGGTAAAAACAATCCAAAAACAAGTTTAAAAGGTGCAATAGAAGGTGCTTTTAAAACTTTTGGAACAGAATCAAAAAAAGCAAAAAAAATAGCTAAAGAAAGTATAAAATATATCGAAACAACTGTTGATCAAGCAACCAAAAATATCTACCAATCCTTTGAAGATAACTTCTTTGACGCAATCACAGGTAAATTTAAAAATTTCAAAGACTTTCTAAAAAATCTTTTTAATGATATTTTGTGGAGTGTTATCAACCCATTTGCTAAACAAATGTCACAAAGTTTAGCAACATCAACAACGAATTTGCTAGGGCTACAAACACCAGCACAACAAGCACAATTACAAGCGTTTGTACAAACTTTACCAACACAATTGATACAAGCTGGTTGGAAAACTATAACAAAAGATGGTAAAACATTTTATGTTAGTAAGAGTGGTGAAAAAGTATCAGTTGAAAATGGACAGATACAAGCATATACCGCTGGTGGTGAATTAACAAGTTTAGCCAATTTGGCAACATTACCTTCAAATGTAAAAACAGCTTTTAATATTATAAAAAGCCCTACACAATTGCTTTATTTACCAGCACAACAGGCTGGACAAATTGCTGGATGGGCTTATAAAATGCCTTATGTTGGGCAATATGCAGGTGATTTTTTTAGTGGTAGTGCAGCATTTTTAAGTGGCGGTAATATTGCAGGTATGAGTACTGCTGCTAAATTAGGCGGATATACTACTGCTGCTGTTGGTGGTTATCTATTCGGAAAATTAGGAGATAAGCTTTTTGGTGCAGATACTTATGCAGGAACAGGAGGTGCAACAGCAGCAACAATTGGTGCTATGATAGGTGGTTTACCTGGAGCAGTAATAGGTGCAGTGCTTGGTAGTGTTTTGGGTGGACTTTTTGGTAAGACTAAAGTAGTAGGCACTGCAACTGGTATAGATATTTTTGATGAAGCTACTGCTGATTATGTTGCTGGACAATATTGGGGTAGGACTGATTATAAGAAAAAAAGTTGGTTTAAATCTAAAAAATGGAGTAAGTGGAAATATAAAGAATTTGATGAAGAGGCAATAAAGGCTATTAAAAGAGTAATAGCTACATTTGATTATTTATATGCTCAAATGTATGATGTTGATAAAAAACTGCAAGTAACTGGCGGTAGATTTAGTTCTATTGACGCATTTTTAAGTGGTAGTGTTGTTAAAGCATTTTTAGATGAAGCCACCCCAGCAGATTTAGATTATGTTTACAATGCTTGGTCAAAATATGCAGATAGTGTAAACAAAAAAGTTTATGAAGTTTTTACTGAAAAAATACAAAGCTATTTGCAATATATGAGAAA